AAGCCGTCGTTAATCATGTTCGTTACTGGGTCAATTCCTTTCGCTCGTGGGTCGGTGTGTGTCAAAATCGGTTCGTGTTTGGTGGGTTGGTATGGTAAACTATCAGAGATAGCGGAACGCTTAAATTTAGATTTTCTGTTAATAAAGATTCTTTCAGTGCAAGATATAGTTTCTACTTTTTCCAGATTGGGTCCATCATATCTATCAGGTCCTTCCTGAGTAAATGAGATTTCCGTGTCCTGGTCAAAGCTATATCCTACTGCTTCGTCTAGATCTTCCTTTGTCAACATAACAGCTAATCCATAATTATCAGTTCCGTTATTTCCTCCTGCTACATGCATGCCCATAAATTTTCCTGCGGTTGATTGGCTGTTGCCAGTGATCAATCTACCACAATCTCCTTTACGTGTTGGGCATATATATTGCAAACAGTTTTCCAGTGTGCGTCGTGTGTTTCGGGTGGGGTTTGCATACGATCGGTTGAATGTCTTAACAATGGTTATGAAGCGCTGAACTCCATCACAATCTATCATTCCGCTGCCTTTAGTAAAACTCGCAGCCTCTTCTCTTGTCCAGAATTTCTTTACAAGATCAGGGGCGCTGTTTATCTTAAGCGTCGCGGGTAAATGATAAATTGCAATATCGTCAGCCTGACACATAACCAGTGCTCCTCGGTCAAAAGCGAATTCATGAGCCTTTCCATTAACTATATATGATATAATTTCACCATCAGGTATAATTCCTTCCTTAGTTTCAAATGAATGAAGATAAGTCAGGACAGTCTTATTTCTGATGGGTGTTACATTAATCATTCTTTCGTCAATTCTTAGATAAGCTCCTTCATTCGATTGTCCTTGTGCGTACATTCTTCCGGTCGTAAACTTGCGTCGGGGTTTTGCGGTTGTCGTCTGTTTGTGCGGGCGAGGTGATTGCTGTGTGAAAGATAAAGTGGGTGGTTCTGTTTTATCTCCCATCACATAGTATTTTATCACTCTCAAGATTCCTAATATTCCTATAACTAATGCCGTGTTCTTTGCTGCATATTTTAGAAATTTCGGAACCAATTCGTCGGGTCCAAATTGCCTAAAGGTGCCTTCTTGCTCGTTGTCTGGTAATGTTAATAATGGTACAGTTCGATAGTGTTCGAAATGCTCCAAATATGCTTTTAACCATCTAACTCGCATTTCATGCGCCTCTTCGGGGGTAAGTTCGTCGTAGTCGTAGTAAGCCATATC